TGTAAATATACTCTTTCTAAATACCACAGCGATTCTAGTTAATGCTAACACAGCTGCTAACTCTAAGACTTTGAAGTTATCAGCAAGGAAAGACACTGCCTTTGCTACGTTTGTAAACGTCTTGGACGATTTCTCAAACTCACCCAACGCTTTTGTAAAAGAGTTACTTATCTTTATAAACGCTTGACCTATTGTTAGAGGCATCTGCTTAAACTCTGCATCTAACTTAGCACCCTGAGTTAATATGCCGTCTACAACCTCTTGGCTAAATAACTTCTGAGCCTTGGATAAGGCTATAATCTCACCCTTACTTTTACCTAGTGCATCTTCCAAGGCTGTAGCAAACCTTGTCATACTCTCGGTAACACCCCTAAATTCATCGCCAGCTAGCTTACCGGTGGCCAACGCCTGAGCTAACTGCAATGTACCTGAGGCAGCCTCTTGCGCTGTGGCACCACTGATTCTTAGTGATTTATTTACAAGCTCAGTGAACCTTACGAAATCGGCTTGACTCTTACCCAGCTCTCTACCCGATTGTGTTAACTTAGAATATAACTTTACACTCTCTTCAAATCCGCTTCTTGTTCTCTGTGATACCTCAAATAAGGCATTTTCTACAGTTATAAGTTCTTGGGTGTTTTTTGTAACTAGTTTTAATCTAGCTTGGATGTTCTGATAGGAATCAGCAACTTGTACTAACTCCCTAACGCTAAGTGCAGCTGCTAGACCCGCTAGTGCCCTTTTAGCAACATCTGCAACTGTACCTGTTCTATAAATCTCATTATTGAGCTTTTCGGTTTCCTCACCTGCCTTTTTTGCACCATCTTTAATGGCAGCGAAGGAACGAATAGCGAGCCGTTTACCTTTTTCTAGAGGAGTCGAATCTATCCTAAAATTAATAGGTACTTCTGTTGTCATCTATTCGTTCCTTCCTTAGTCTTACGTGCTTCTGCAATACAAATCATAAACTCATTATCTAATATTTGCACAGCATCAACAAATCGTTTAACTGGAATATTGAAACACTTAGCATATGCGATCATTTCCGATACAGATATAGGCTCTGGTGAACCTGAAATACTTGATCTTCTTGATCTGTGTAATATCCAAAATGCTTCCCATATCCGTTGTAAGTCCTCAAAAAGGATGGGGCGGTTTGTCCATTCTGGGACATCCTTACCCCTTTTAATCAGAGGTTCTATTTTTTCTCTGATTTTTTCCCAGTTGAATTTCCATCTGAGGACTTCTCTAAGTTTTTTTCCGTTTCTTCTTCCTCTACTCGACGGAATGTCTCTTGTTCAGAAGAAATCTCTACAATCTGTACCGCAAAGCGTTTAATTCTCTTATCTTTAAGCAGTTTAACCGCATTCTCATACGAATAAGGTAATTCTTCACCTGTATCTAGGTCCTGAATACCCTTCCAATCAACAAGAACGTCTCGACAAATTGCTTTGATCTGGATTTCGTTATCAATATCCTTGTTCACATCACCAGAGCGATACATACGTTGATGCGGTTTCTTTAACCGCTCTAGGGTACGCATATACTTATCATTACCTAAAGGACGAACCTTAACAATAATATCATCGGTCATTTGTACCCATACACCCGTCTCTTCAAGATCGAGGTCAGTACCGAAAGCATCTAATAAATTAGACATATAAAAACTCCTAAAGTTTTATGGCGTGGGTCCGTAGTGACCCTGTTGCACTACTTCACCACATAAATACAGGGTTAAAACAGGGTTATCTGCTTTTATGCAGGTATACGAGTAATACCCATCATTGCAGAAATCTCGTCATTAAGTTGACATTCAAAACCAACGCTTGTTAGTACGTCCTGATCTTGCCCTGGTGTTGTACGTGTACCTGATGTAAACTTAACACTTGGGAAGTCAAACACATACTTGTTACCCGCAGCATCAGCAACAGCGATAGCAAGACCTTTAGTTGTGAAACTGTCAAGATCACTAAGAAGGCTATTGTCTTCGTTGTGAATATCTAGTGAACCTGTGATCGTAAACGTACCTGCACCAATACCAATAGAACCTAAGTTACCAAGGGCTCTTTTCTCACGAAGATTAGGCGTAATGGTGAAGTTAAATGACGTTACGTCTAACGTTGTCAATGCGGTATCAATATAGACAGACAAGCTATCAATTGTATTCATTGAGTCGTTAGTTGTAGCAGCAGTAGGAGAACCGTCGCCTTGTGTTGCAGTAGCTCTTGCAGCAGCCTTACCTAACCAATCTGTACTTACTGTTACGAAGTCATCAAGTGTAAAGGTAAATCCAGCACTTGCTACTTCCATTCCAGTGAAATACTCGAACACGTTAGAAGCTAACTGCTTTTCAATTAAGAATGATGATTCTGTTGTACCGTTGTGCAGCAATGTACCCTTAAGTGTTACAGTCTCACCCGCAGCATCATCTGCTAGATCATGGCCGCTAATAGTCAATTGTCCAGCGGCAGCAGCGGTTACTTTACCTAGACCATTGTTATTTGTATCGCCGGTGAATCCTGCAATCTGAATCCATTGACCATCAATAATATCACCTAATCCGTTCCCAGAATCAGTAATCAGGTTCCCAGAATCTACAGCGGCAATAGTTGTTGCAGAAATATTTACAGTTGTTTCCCATGCTCCGCGTAATGAACCTGCGAAGATATCGTCTAACTCACCGTAAGCCAGTTCAAAAGCAGTGGAACCGTTAGCCCCCGTAGACGTACGCCCAACAGTTTTAACGTTACCGTCGCTACGGATAACGGCCGATTTCTTAGTGGCTACAGAACCTTGTAGAGATTCACTTGTAATATTGAGATTCGTCATCTTATTACCAGTTGAAGGCGTTTCGCCCCAAGTGGTTTCTTTATAGATACGAAGCTGTACTTGTGACGTATCAGACATTATTTCTTCTCCTTAGTCTTAACTTTGAATGATTTAATAACCCGATGTTCTTGTGCAACACCTGATGCAATAAGAGTTGCAGCTTGCTCTTTCTCATATGCACCAATGTAGCCCTTCTTCACCGAGCCTTTATCTTTCAGGAATTTAAGCATTACTTTTGACATAATTATAATCCTGTTTTGTAATTAAAGAAAGGTACAAGTCATAAACTCAGCACCGAATGTTCCCTAGGAACGCAAATCATCATACTTATAATCAGTAAATGTGTTGATCTGGTAGTATCCATCAACAACGCCCACCCTTTCTATTTGAGTTGCACCGAAACTAATACCGTTAGAGGTTCTATCTCCCTCTATCGCATCAGCAACAGCATTTACTAAATCATCCGCAGATTCTGTTGTTATTCCCTGTTTTATAAATATTGTCACAACAAAAAGACCCCTATGCCTAACTCTACGGGTACTATTCAAACTAGCAAACTGAGCTGTAACAGGGTCGATCTTAACTGATATCCAAGGGGAATTTTTATCTATACTTTTGTTCTCTACACCATCCCATATAATCTGAGAAGCGGATATCCCAGTTAGGTTAGTGTTAAAGTGAGATAACATCTCTTTTCTTCTACTATCGAATGACAATGGAATCAAACCTTCTATCTGCGTATGTTTTAACTTTCAATTCTACTTTCTGCACAAAACCTTGGTACGACGCACTCGCTCTGTCGTTCAAATACCCTATGTACTCTGTATGGTTCGTAAGAAATAACACATCACCTACAACAGCTTTATCAATTGTCTTTAAGTTCTTCTCATGAGATTTAGCGCCCCTTCCCAAACTTTCAGTGGTAGGCGCAAGAGGTCTTGTGGGTGCATCCTTACGTTTAGGGAATCGTTTATTTCTCGAGGCTCTCCAATTACCCCTAGCGTGCCCCGTTTCCACTGGGGTGTCAGCTATTAAAAGCTCGCTAGCTAAAGCTGCCGTACCTCTAAACAACTTTAGGAACGCCGTATCTATATCTTTTTCTGCTTGCAGGAAACCTACATTCATCAAACTTTCTTCTAATGTCATCTTCTTACCTGTAATTGGTAGATTATAACAGTACTACCTGGACTTATTTCATCCACATGAACAACAGACCATTGATCGGAACCTTCAATAATAATACTATCCTGATCTACGTTACCTGTTATACCTGAGGCAGCTACTAAAAGCTTCTTATCACCTATCTTTATATTCTGATCGTCTATTTGAAACTTTTTATATGATGTCATTATACCATAAATTGTTTCATCAGTGTTAGAAGAACCTGTAATAACATTAGTAGCAGGGTCATAAATGCCTTCACTCTTATTTCTAAGAGTGAAAGATTTACCGTTATCACTTATCAATCTTAAGGCCGTTGTAGCCATTGCAGCTTGATCGATAGCCATTACACCCTCAATAACCTTGCGTTAGAACCATCAGAAGTACCAAGGGTCAAACCTTTTAGTAATCGGTTAACATAACGATACTCTTTACCAATTGGAGCGCTATTGCTATACTCGACCTCTAATACGTCAACCTTCTCTTTCTTCACATAGTTGGAGTTGTCTGTATCAGAAAGCAATGTGGAATGTAAAGCCTTTAGCGCTAATTCCGCACAAGCCCTTTCTACACCCTGAGGGACAATATTAGCTAATGATCTGCCATCCTTATCATAAGCAAAATCTCTAGGCCAACCTAAAGCTTGTGTGTCCTTCTTAATAACACCTATCCAAGTATATGTAGCATCTAAATACTCCGTAGCTTTTTTTATAGCTATAGTCTTATTATCACTAGAACCGTTCCAAGTGCTATTACCTCTGTCAGAATGGTAAGTATCGCAAGCAGAAACAGTTATATAACCATTTGCATTTGATAACCCTGCCCCTGTTTCTACTATAATCGCCATAATTACCTCTTAAAGCTCTTCTTTTTCCGTTAGAGCTGCAATAACTGCTTCTCTCTTCTTAGGAAGATTTAACCCTTCTAGATCAACAACTAATTCTTCCTTCTCAACAAACGCTTCGAGCAATCTTCTATTCATAGAGTATATAGATTGTATCTTAGCATCAAAATCTTCTACAGGTTCCACTGGTACATCAGGAACAACACTTTCTCCGTTGTCCGTTTGAACAGGTTTAACTTCCTGCTTCTTCTTTACTTTTAACTTATCCCCAGG